AAGCCAATTTGGTGTGGAGAGAACCGAATTTTTTTAGCCAAATTTAGTTTTAATTCTATAGTGAAAAAGTGACCAGAAGTATTATAAACCAATAGATCAGGAGTCCCGTGTGCAGCACTATTTTCCACGCGTGTAAATGATAATTCGCAATTATTTTTAATATTGAACGCCTTAATTTCATGCCAAAATTTAGTCTCTCCCTTAATCATTTTTTAGGCTAAGTGAGTCGCTTTCTGGCTAATCAATTTTTTTGATTACTTCACCCATATTCCATTTTGAGGAATACAAAGTCATCACCAATCTATGAGTCTCACGCACGCCAAGTATTTTGTTTTCCATTAATTTAATGTCCTTGATGTCGTAATATTTTCCGTCAGGCAAACATACCTGTACTCTAGCCTCTTGGGCTACCGGTGATTTTAAAAACTTATCTAGGGCCTGTCTTAATAGCTTTCCTGATACCATCACTTGAACATATACCAAAAATAATTTATATTGCAAGCATGGGAGTACCAAAAAGACTTACTGAAAAACAAATTAAATTTGCAAATTTAATAGTATCACAAGAAGGTCGAAAGACTGATTCTGAATGTGCTATTGAAGCAGGTTACGATCCGAACTCAGCTTATGTGTCGGCTAGCAAATTACAAAACCCATCTTTGTATCCTTTGGTTGCTCAATACATTGGAAGACTCAGAGCAGAGAAGTTAAAAAAATACGATATCACTTATGAAAAACACCTGGCGGAACTAGGTAAAATTAGAGATGAAGCTAGAGAAAGTAAAGCCTGGAGTGCTGCAGGTAATATGGAAATAGCTAGAGGTAAGGCTGCAGGATTCCAAAATAATACTAACTTACATTTACATAAAAACTTAGATAATGTGGATGAATCAGAGTTAGACAAAGAACTAGAAAAAGCATTAAAAAATTTCAAACCAATTATAGACTCAGACGCAGAAGTCGTAGAAGAAATCAAAGAGTAATTTTTTCTAACTTAACAATACATCCAACAGGAAATATATTACGATCAGAAAATGAAACATCTTTATCCTCATATGAAGCAAATGTCCAAACGAACTTGGGAGTTTTTTTGTAAATGTATGCATGTGTTATCATTCTGCTGCATTCGAATTTATCAAATTCTTCGGCTGATGCATGCCCCGCATCCCCAGTTATATCGACCCATTCAATCCGATAAAAATAATACTTCTTCGAACCAATAACTACATGTTTAAATTTTGATTTCTTATTTCTACGCATATCTCTGTATAGCACCTATAGGTTTTTTCTCTAGGCACATTTTTTCCAAAAACTTTTTCTTACGCGCGCGTACGGGTTTGCTAAAAGTGTTGGTATAAGCCAATTATTGTAAATTGTAACAGCTGTAACACCATTGTAACAGCGTTTTGTTACAAAAATATCGTCTATAAGTGTTGGTATATGCGAATAATAGCATTTTAAAAACGATTGTAGGCATTGTAACAGTGTTTTGAAAAAAAAAAAAATAAAAAAATTTTTCTGGCAAAAAAAGTCTATAGGCAGAAACTTGCCTTATTCTTGCCATAAGTATTGTAAATCTGCAACAAATTGTGGCTTTTTAGCCACAATCTAGACAATAACCTTTTAAAGTGGGGCTTTCATTTTTGTACAGGTGGTTGTTACAATTCTTTGCTTTACAAAATATTGTACCTTTTAAATCCATTTCTGGTTTCTTACCAAATATTTCATTAAAATTTTTTCTGTAAGTGTCATTAGACGGCCTTGATTTGCCGTCCCATTTTTCTTTTTTCATTAGTGCAGCCTCCTTCTGTATTCATCTATATCTGAAAAGTCTGGACTAGCTAAGAATCTAGCCAGTGTTTGAAACTCATCCATGGACATTTTATTAATCTCCATAGAGGGTATTCTTTTGGTCATCTCCTTCTTTGCTTTCTTCCATTCAGATTCAGTAAATGTATCTAATAACTCACGCATGTCTTTCATGTTTTCTGTCATCTAACCACCTTTGTTATTTTTCCTTCTTGCTCAAGTTCTTTAATTGATTGGTTTACTATCTCTTGTCCGTAATGAACAACACATTGATTGTAGATTTTATTCCAATTAAATTTACTACCTAAAAACAGCAAATTTTTTTTGCAATATTTTTTAAACGTCATTGGCATTTCTTTATTCATATTTATTCCTTTCATATAATGTCCTATAATACATTACATACCGGCTCTGTCAACCACTTCTTGAAATTCTTTTTTCTGTTTGTAATATTGTGCTACTTTCTTCCACCATTCGTTCGCGTAATGTCTGAATTCTTCTCCTTCTACGGGAAATTCTTGAAATAATAAATCTTTACTACACATTAGAATTATTCCAAACTGGATATTGGTGCCATATATTTGATTATGAGCAATTGCATATCCTGCAAGTTGTAGATAATAATCCTCGATCCATTCTTTTCGTTTCGGTTTATTTGTTTGTTTAAAATCTATTATGGCCTCTTTACCCTCGTAGATCCCAACACCATCCGTTGCACCTGCGTACATCTCCGGATAAAATAAAACACACTCAGTAGCCCACAACTCTTCGAGTCTACCTTTTAATCCCTGGTCCGCGATTATCTGTGCCATCTTCGTTGCATGTCTACCTTCTGGTGTTAGATCCACGATAGGTTTATCTAACATATATCCTTCAAGAACCGAGTGCATAAGGGTCCCACGGGACGCAGCAGTCTCAGTAATTTTTTTAGCCTCGGCTTCACCAACTCGATCACGCCATCTCTGCAATGATTCAGACTTCTCCTTACTCTCGCAGGCTTTCAATATAGAAGTTACACTAGGTAATTTTTCTTCTCCTACCAGGTAATGTCTTTTACCATCAATTATTTTTCGAGTCGAAGTCGGGTAGTAAAACTTTTTATTTATTTTAATCATTTATTAATTCCTTTCCAATTCTTAAATAATTTTCCCAATCATCCGGGTTACTATTATGTTTTCTATCATTACAACCAACACAACAAAAGACTATATTATTGTTTTGATAAGTTAGTCTTGGATCAAATCGGTCAATACTAAAGTTAGTATAATTTTGTGTTGCACGATTTTTAGGTTGTCCTTTACCTCTAGTTCCCATTTTAGTTTCAAATGTAAATGGCTGCTCACAATACCTACAAAGCCTTCCGTCCGAGTCTTTAAATTTTTCTTTCATAAGAATGATATGATTCATATACAATCTCCAAAACTCTTTCTTGTCCATAGACTCATGTGCACGGTGGCCGCCATATTTTTTTACACTAGGTTTAAACTTTCTTGCAATGCAGGACATTACAAATCCTCGTTCCGTGTTCATGTATGCAAAGTCTATTTCTGCTCTTTTCTTTAATACTTCTGGGTCGTTAGGATTTTTGTAAGCCACTATATTTTTTTCTCCAGACAGATTTTATTTTGTCCTTGATCCAAGATATCAAAGTCGTAATACTTCAACATATCTCTAATCAATTGCATATTATATTTAGGGTAATCATCAAAGATGTAACGAGTTTTAGGTGCTGCACGATTCGCAAACCAAATAGACTCTGTAATTACATCACGGGTCATGTGAGGACCATCGAAGTGAACTAATGCGAATCTCGAGTCCTGGTGAGCTCTATCGGCCATAAATTTAGTATCGGTATCATTATACAAAGTAAACTTACCTTGATTACGATAAGGTAAAAAATCATTTAGCATAGTGTCTCTCATCTCATCTGTATAATCGCAGGTATACTTACCCGTGTCATCGTAGTGTTGATACTCAAGATTACCATACGGATCTATTCCAATATGAATGTAATTATTAATTACATTATCCATAATAATTTTGGATCCCATACCTTCACGTACACCTATCTCAACAGTCGCAAAGCCATCACAATCAAAGTCCTTGGTCCACTGTTCTAGTAAATTGTAGTCGCTGCTATCTCCTTTGATCATTAATTCTCCTTTATATATAATTTAGATCGAAGCGATCTCACCTCTTCGATTAGTTTTTGATTATAGTTATGTAGTTTCTCGTTCCTAAACTCTAGAATTTCTATTTGTTTAGTAAGATCATTAGGGCCCCGGTCATCGACCGGAGCCCCTTGTTTTTTTAACAACTCTAACTTCTCTGTTAGTTTATTATATTCAATTATGTCTGCCTCACTCATCATACGCCGAACCTCATCAACTCATTAAATTTTTTGAGTTCATGCTCCGATATATCTTGCAGACCTTTGGTTCGGTTATAAATCTCACGGGCCTTTAATAACTTATCACTATTATCTTTTGTGTAAGCCACACTTTTGTTTCGACTTATAACCTCCAAATGCTCGTCTCTAAGTTCCGTCACGATGCTTGTTTCACCTCGTCAGTTAACAACAAAGGCTTTCGTGTAAAGTCAAAAGCATCATCGGTACTAATCAAAATTTGAATAGTATTATCCGAGTCCTTTGTCTCTAACATTTCTGCTGCTACTTTAAACTTCATAGCATCCTCGAATGTTTCTGCTTCTTTAATTACACTCACATAATCATTTGCATGTGAAAAGTGTATTCTTTTTACTACCGTATATTTCATACTTTCTCCTGTATTGGTTTATTTAAGTTTGCCATTTAAACGTTTGGCTTCTTTGTTTACTAGAATAGTTACCACCTGCGCTCTCGATACTTCGGGATCATCCGGTACTAACACTTTTCTAATTTTGTCAATTTTCGCATACGTCTCTTTTTTTATAGAGATGTTTTTGTATTTGCTAAAATCAGTCATTTGTTATATCCTTTCATTTTTTAATATAAGGATATCCTACAAAATATTCTTCTTTGTGTCAAGGGTGATATGAAATTTTTTCTAACAATATACATATGTTCAGTAGTAACGCAGCAGTGTGCTGAAGTACCTATTGAAAATCATAATTATAACAGATTTTATGCTACCCACGCAGAATGTGTACAAAAAGGACTCGGTGAGTCTTACTCTATATTGTTTGATGGTGAATTATTTAAAATAGATACTGTAAATACTATGGAATTATACCCTAAATTTATGTGTGAAAAAACAGATAACGAAGTAGAATCCTAGCCTTGACCCTTGTAACGTCTAGTCCGTTTCTGCCTCTTCTCATTTTTATTTAAATTTTTCTTGTGTTGGCGAGGTCCTCTTTTTTTAGGCTTATCCCTGGGTATGAAGTGAATAAATTTTTGTTTAGCCATTATCTAATTCTGCTTGTTTTTTTATTAATTTTTTTTCTTGTTCTGTTAATTTTAAATAAGTAATGCTGCCATTAACATGTTGTTTGTTATCAGATCCACAATTAGTACATCTATAAAACTCTGAAACAATTGCCACTAATATCGTATGTTCTCCACACTCTGAACAGTCTCCCATCACAGTATCTATTCTATTACTAAACATTATTGTTTCCATTAATTCAAATTTTTTCTTTTTATCTGTCATAACTTTTATATTAAATCTTTTGCCTTTCCTATTATTGGTTTGTATTTTGTTTTACCCTCTGATTTATATGCATGCATAAATTGCTCACGTCTTCCTTCAGGTATCCAACTACAATGTATCCATCCCGAGTTAGGTTCGCCAGGCGTGTAGAACTCGAGGATCAATTGATCTGTTTGAAGATTCATTTTGATCCAATCAGCAACCTCAGCGTTGTCGACTCCAACACATTCGAAGTCTGCCGCCTCAGCTTTTGCATGTTGTGAATTTCTAGAGCTGCCTATGGCTAAACATAAATCTTCTGAACGGAATCCTGATGTAATCTTAACTCTACCGAAATGGTCCCGCACGGGCTGTAAAATATTTTCGCATAGATCTTTTAGTTTTTCTATTTGACCTGCGTTTGGATTGTTGTTAATTCCCTTACGGACAGCTGTATCCGATTTAATTAATTCTTGAAGGGTAAAGTTTCTACTTAGATTCATCGATAATTTTTTTAATAGCTTTAGATCCGTCTATGTTTTCTTCTAACTCCGCTTCTACTTTTCCACACATGTATTTAATATTATCATTTGCTGTACGTTCCGCAACCCTCTTTCCCTTGAGGCAGTCACTCATTGCAGGTTGGATTCTATGTTCTTTTAATTCACCTGCTACAAACATACAAAGTGCAACCACTGTGCTAATGACTGTTTCCATTTGCTCTTACCTTATCCTTTAGTTCTTCAATATCTTCTAATGCTTTTTTTAATTGATCTCTTAAAAATTCTATATTAACTTTGTTAGTCATATTCATTTCTTGAGTCTCTTCCATTTTTTCAACGGACTTATAAAGATCTTCCAATAAAAAATGTTGTTCCTGGTCCACGGGGACCTGTTCACTTTTCTTTAACAAATCATTTTCAAACAACTCACGTGAAGTCTCTAACGAAACCAATCTCGAAGTCAGCTCCGTATAACCGAGCACGCCCATTGCAACGAGCACAATCAGCGATGCTACCGTCTTCATCGGCATCTGCACTCGTGCTTCTTCTCCGATGTTTAGTGGTTTGTTACTCATCTAGGTACATATCCTGGTTGTAGGAAAAGAGCTATCAATACAAAAGCTACAATTAAAGCACCTGTAAAATAATAATTCATCCTACAATACTCCATCATTTTTATTTCCAAAATAATAATTTTTTAAACCAAGCTTTGACAGCTTCAATCAAACTGTGGTCCAATGTTACTGTTTCCCATACACAATCACAGAACTTACATTCCGCAATACCTCTATGTCTGTGTCCACAATCTTTACATATACTACTCATGTTTTTTCTCCTCAATCTCGTAAAAGAAATTATCGGTATCTTCTGTTTTCCATTTACCCGTATCTTCTACGTTCCACTCATTCGTTTGCACTTTCCAATCAGGAATACTATCTTTCACAGTGAAAGAAGGTAGGTCCCATATACATCTGTTGTTAGGTTGTGCTGCATAGTTGCCATCCTTTAAGGCAATTATGTGAGCGCACTTATGTTCGTGCGGAATCTCCGAATGATCGGTATCTAGTATATTACTCTCTGGATGTGCCCAGTCAATAGTAAATAAATAGTGGCCATGATGCCATTTTTTATCTTTACCTATGTATTTGCCGGATGCTGCAGTTAAAATAGACCAACTAGTAACAGTAGGATAATAACTAAAAGAATTCCAAAGTTCCAGTTCATCAAGTCTCTTGGATGGAACAGACTCGGGTTCATAACCACGTTGAATAAAAGCCGTAATTGGGAGACGATAAAAGATTGCACCATTTTCCATAAGCGCATGCCATAAGATAGCACGACCTCCCATAGAGGTAATACCAAAGATAATACAGTCTTCAACTTCTCCGTGATGTTTTTTAAGATCATATAAATACTCCCTTCTAATTTTTGCGTAAATTGGCGGTATGTTCGCATTTAAATAAGCCATAATCAACCATTAATATCTCCCCAAGTGTTTGCTAATTCACAGTCAACTTTGTTGGGGACTTCCAAAGTAACTGCATTCTGCATGATCTCAACAATTTCATCTGCTTGCTTTTGATCCTTTACAGAAATACAAAGTTCATCGTGAATTTGTACGTGTGCTATTATACCATTTTTATATAAATCTAACATAGCTTTTTTTGTCATGTCAGCAGCACTTCCTTGTATTAATTTATTGAGTGCTTTGTAAGTAAACGCTCTTCTAATCCCTGGTCCGTGTTCCTGTAATGCTTCTTCATGAGGCAATGCTTTATGCATACCGAATTGATTAGGCTCCCACAAATGAAACCTACACAATCGTCCCAAGAGAGTTCGAATTTGACCACGCTCTTGGGCACGATTGGAAGCACTATTCATTAACTGCTTAACGAAGGGAACTTTAGCGTGGTATTGATCGAACAATTCTACTGCCTTGTCTTTTGATACACCAAGTTCGGCCTGGAGTTTTGCTTTACCCATACCGTAGAATAATCCAAGGTTAATTACCTTGGCTTGTGATCTTGGAATCTTTGCCATGTCTGCTACGACCTGGTGAAAGTCCGTTGAGGTGTCATTTTCATAATTATCTATAACGTCATTTACAGACGGAAATTTGTGTAAAGCTGCATAATGCACTACCAACCTAGGTTCTTGCTGAGAATAGTCAAAACTACCCCATCTATGGCCCTTCTCGGGTATAAAAATAGACCTAATCATAGGTCCAAGGTCCTTATTTCTGGCTGGAAGTTGCTGTAAATTAGGGTTCGAGTAACTAAATCTACCTGTCACAGTTCCGCCTTGATCGGATCTAATTTGATTTATATCAGCATGTATACGACCTTTATGTTCATGTTTAATTATGGTATCTATAAATGTAGTATGAGCCTTATTAACTTCTCTAGCTTGAGCAATCATTCTAACTACAGGATGTTCATGATTCGAAATAAAATTCTTAGTAAAAGAAGGTGCCTGTGATTTCGCAGTTCTTTCATAGGGTAAACCAAGTTTGTCAAAAACTTTGGCAACACTTCTTGCTGCCATTAATTGAACATCTATTCCTGTTTCTATTTTTATTTGTTGGCGCAAGTTATCTTCTTGTACTGTTAGTGCTTGCTTCAGCATATGAGCTCTTTCAACGTCCACTCTCACACCAAGAAATCTCATGTCTACCAGACAAGGAAACAGATCTGTCTCGAGTTCAAAAATAGACTCAACATCTTGATGCAGTAATTCTTTTTTAAATATCTGCCAAAGTTCTAAAGTAAGTTCTGCATCTTTCTCTGCGTAAGATCCAACATACATTGCTGGCAGTTGCCACATGTCTGCTTTAGGATCTAATCCTCTAGACTTTGCTTCTTCATTTAATGCAGTTTCATTTTTACCATGACCTAAATAATCCCAAGACAAACTATTTAAATCAAATCTAAATCTATTCTCATCAATCAATGATGCTGCAATCATAGTGTCAACTATTTGTCCATTAATTTTTATACCCATAGCTTTAATCCAACAGACATCGTACATTGCATTATGAAATATTTTTATAGCATCGGATTCACAAATATCTTTAAACCACTCTAAGGTTTTTTTACGATCCATGTTTGGCCCTGATCCGTGAGCAATTGGAAAATAAAATTTTCTACCAGGTACAGCAACCGCAATACCTACGACTTCACCATTACCAATAATAGATCCACTACCTTTAGATTTTAAATCAGGATCTCTTGTCTCTAAGTCAATTGCAATCTCGTCGTACTTTCTTAGATCTGGATACTCTTCTGGTTCATTCCATTCTGTCTGTGCTTCAAATAGAGGTACCTTCATTTTTTTGTCTCGTATACGTATTTGTTTTCTATTATTTTAGTCATTTTATCTTTGTTACTAAATGCATATAAAGCTGCGCTGTAATCATGAGGAAATATTTCCCATGCAAGGTCTTTCTCTAGTCCAAGATAAATTTCTAAATTAAATTTATTTTTAGCAAACTTAATTGTTTTGCGTACAGTAGATTTTTTTGGCATTACTTTTTCTTTTTCATGTCGTTGATTTTTAACATCTCTAATTGACAGTAGTGTACGATCTTTTTAAGATCTTCAATACCGCCTTTCCTCTGATAACGACAAACGTACTTCACAACGTTGCCTTGAAAAAATGATAAATCATTTTTAGAAATAAATTCATAAGGTTGAATAGGAAATTTTGTATAGTGATTCCCGCCTACCTGGGTGTATTGTGGAAATGATTCTTTAAATATATCTTCTGATGTCATAATTGATATCCCTTTCGTTCTATTTTTGCTCTCATTAAATATAAATTTCTTTTTGCTCTCGTGCAGCCTACATACCACACTCTGTGCTCTTCGTCACGCTTTATTATACTTTTAGTAATAGCTTCTCTTATCTTTTTAGCATTGTCTAATACTAAAATTACGTTCTCACATTCACCCCCTTTTGCAGCGTGAATAGTAGATACTTTGATTCGTGCATCATCACTTAATCTTTCTTTATTTGACAACATTAATCTTATATAAATTTTGTCATCAGCTGGTGCATTATCAAAACATTCAAACCATTTTAAATCTTTTTTTAGTTCTCGGTTACCCATGTATTCTTTTATATCTTCTAGTGCAGTGTCCGATACCTCTTCACCATTTAACCATTTGCTATGATTAATAATTGCTTTGTAAAGTTTTGTATTGTAACTTTTTTGATGCCTGTTTTCATAATACAAACCTTTTACTTTTAAAAGGTCACATACTTCTTTAGCTCTAGACAAAGTCCTAGTCAAAATTAACCACTTGTCCTGGTGAAGATCTACATTCTCTAAGCTATTGATTTTACTACACAATCCTTCTTCATCTCTTGGTAAATAATTTTTAGTTGCTCTAAGTCCTGCGATTCGTGCAGTGATAATTTCTGACACATCTTGTACTGCTCTTGGAATCCTTCGAGATCTTGACAATACTTTTTCTGTAGCAGGTTCTTGAATGAATCTATCTACATCTGCTCCGGCCCAGCCATAAATTGCTTGGTCATCATCACCAGCTAAATAAATATTTTTTGATTTAGATTTTAATATGTCATACAGTTTCCATTGTATGGGTGATAGATCCTGAGCTTCATCAATAAAGACTACATCAAAGTTTGGAACTTTGTTTGGTTGCTGCACAATGTCATGAATCATATCAGTAAAGTCTACTAAGTTATTTATATCTGGATGTTTGTAATGATTGTAGTTTGCTTCAATATGTTTTAACAAATCAGGTTTTACATTTGTTGAATGTTCTCCTGTGCAATACTCATCCCATACTGCAATATCTTTTTCTTTTGCTTTTAAAATAATTTGAAAGTATTCGTTATCACAAGTTAGGTAAGGTGAAGCGTCAGCATCTTTTTTAGCGTTGACTCTTATACTTAATTCTTTTCCAAGATCATTATAATGATAATCTTGCATAACGTTTTCTTCTCTAAGTCCTAGACTATGAAAAGCTAAAGAGTGTAAGGTTTGAAAATATCTAAGTTGTTTCTTTTTATACTCAGGATTTTTCTTAAGCATTCTATCTCTTGCTTCATGCGCTGCTTTACGAGTAAATGCAAAGTAACCTATTTTATTTACTGGAGTACCTACTCTTATGTAGGCCATAGCTCTTCGAATTAATTTTTCTGTTTTACCTGTACCTGGAGGGCCATAAATCTTTGTAACCTTTGTCATTAAAGAATATCTTTTTTACTCTTCATTGGTAAAATCTCTATTTCATTTTCTTCTTTTTTAAAATTACTCATAGGAATTTTTACACATCTTACTGGATTGTTTGATTTTTTTTGCGTAGGTTTTTTAGGATATCTTTTGCCATGTCCTAGTTCCGCTTTAAAAAAATCTATTAACATTTGTCCTGTCTTATCTATTTTGATTTTCCATTCTTTGTTTTTTAAAAAATTATAAAATGGGTCGTATACAAAATAAGCAAAGCCATCTGTATCTATTAATGTACTACCACTTCTGAATGCAGCATCACTCACAGCTGGAACACCATAGACATAATCTTCTAAGTGTTTATGTAATATCTCTTTTGGTGATGTACCTGGCGGAGCTTTTTGTATTTTCATCCCTTGCCATAGATTGTCTAAAATAGTTTGCATGTCATTATCTTTTATTCGTGGAGGTGGAACAGGAGTATGTGCGCCTATCAAACGTCTTAATTTCTCTTGGTCCATCATATAATTAATATCTTTTGCAATTATTTGCTGCGTAGTTTCACCTTCTACTTTGTCATTGTAGTGTACTGTAAATCTAAATTCAGGATCTGGTACATGAGTTATTTTAATAAGTGCAGATAGTGTTGGAAACTTTTTTACTTTGTCAGACGCTACACCAAATTTTCTTTTCAAACATTCTGACTTGACACACATACTATTGATAGGTTCTTCTGAACAAGTATGACCTGCAGTATCCTTTTTATAAGCTTTAATTTTTTGTTTTACTTTCTCATCACCCCATATGTTATCGTAAACAATATAATTTCTAGCACCTTCTAAAAGTTTTTCTTCCCAATTGTCAGGATATTTCTTTTTGGCAAACACCATGTAGTTATAAATAAATCTGTCTCTGTAATCATCTAGTTTAGATTTTGATAATCTTTGTAGACATACAGGACCATCTATGAATTCATCTGCACCACCAGTAAGTTCTAGTCTAATTAATTCATCTGCAAATTCTTCTAGTTCTTCTTTTGTTTTTGTGTTAGCCTCGACGACTTTTATAAATTGCTCAAAGGTAAACTCAGTACCATCTAAATTTACACCCACTCTTTCATTACGATTGTAATAAGGCAGGTTGATAAAATTACCATTGATTGGTTTTTGATCTGAGCCTACACCAAGTTGTGTTTGCTTTGGAAATATTTCTGTTGATGCTTTTAAATCAAATGTAAATAATAATTTGTCTAAAAAGTTTCTTACAAAACTTGCTTTGACTGGTTCTTTAAAAAATACATAAATATGGAGTCCGCCACTTTTAGATTTAACAGGTATTACTGGAATATTTTTCTTATCAATAATTTCTAAATATTTTCTTAAATTAAAATTGTCATACTCATCTGAATCTATATCAATTGCTCCAAACTTTGCGAGTCCTTCATCATTACAAGGTTGAATACCAATAGATTTTTTACCTGCAAGGTGATCTATATAATCAGACTCTAATAATTCTTTAGCTGCCCAGCCATATTTTAATTTTAGTTTACCAGTCGCTGGGTCTTTGTATGCAGAGTTTATATCTGCGTAACCATAATCTCTTTTAAGACCTGTAAATATTTCTATAAATTTATTTTCCATCTTTCCTCTTTAGTAGAGGTGGCTCTACTCTCGCTTCGCCACCTCTGTTGCAACCATTCCCGGAGGGGAATTTTTAGTAGTGAGCTGCTCCATCCGAAGACTTCGCAGTATCATCCTCACCATGTTTAACTTGAACATCTCCTTTAGAAATGCTTTCAGCAAAACTTCTGGCTTGTTGATACGTTGCAGCATCTTCAATTGGACCTATCTTGCTCACTTCCCAACCAAACCATGTACCTTTGTCGTTAGACTGTTGCACGGTTTTTAGCTGATAAAGATGGCTAAAAGATGCTGGTGTGAACATACCATTCTTACCTTGCATCTTAATACTTTGCATCATGCTATTCCATTTTCTACTAACCTTAAGTTGAGTAGATTTCATAGCAATCAACGCAGTGGTTGGTGAACTACTATTGACTACCACAAAATGCTGCGCAGTCTTTTCGATATAATTACCGTTTGGAAGTCTATCTTTAAAGTCTGCACCTCTAGTTGTTTTAGTCATGATGTCACTTGATGAAGGATAGATATTTACTGGCGCACCAGATCCATCTTTTCCTCTATCTTTCCACTCGACATACTCGAGTTTGTAGTAACATGGAATCACTGGGACTCCTTGCTCACCATTGAAGAGTTCACCTGTTACTGAATTATAAATCATTCCAGGTTCAGCACCTTCAACATACTTGCCGTCTCTCTTATTTACTTCTGGAGATAACTGTCCAAGTATTTTAAGAAATGGTAACGCAAGATCATCTTGTCCTACCACTCCAGTCTGCACATTTGCATCTGCTTCAAACACTACGTTTGTAGCCAATGCACCATTTTTCTTTATTGTTGGTTCTTTGTTCATGTTTCTATTTCCTTGTTATTTTGGTTCTGTTTCCTGCGAACACGTTAAATAGATCCGTGGGCATATCATCACCCTTTTCGATACGCTCACGAACCAATGCTTTAAGTGTCATGGGTTCAACCTTTAACTTCTGGGTGGGTTGATATCCATGACCTTGCGCAAGGACTGCATATTCTGCAGCCTTGTTATCTTCGTTACGACCAAAGGAAACGGTAATCTCATTTTTAATAAGATCCCCTAAGCCATTTTTACGAAGCCAGTCAAATGCTTCTTCCTGTTTTGCTTTAGGAATTGAAGCACCATAGACGGGTTTGACTTCTACGCCAGCCCCATCTGATAAACTAAATTTTGATATATTCATTTCTGTCATCATCGTAGGTATAACCTCACCCGATAAAACGTCCATATCATTTTTTAGTTTTTTTAATTCTTCTTCTTTTGCAGCGAACTTATCTTCCAAGGTTCTTAATTTAATAACCTGTTCAGATAATTCTTTCATGTCATTCGTGTTTGCTAACGAATCGACTTTGTCTTCTTCTAAGTTTATACTCATGTCTTTTTACCTTTCGTAGTAGTTAATGATGCTGTTAATATAATGTCATAATATCCTATGTCAAGTTTATTCTTCAATCTTTCCTTGTTCATATAAATTTATTTCTATTGGGTAATAAGTTTTTTCTTGTCTGTCCCATTTTAATAAATTAAATTTACCACCTGTCTTATCCGCTACAATTGAACATGCAACACCTATAATTGCAGGATCTCCGGTAAGTAATAAATAATCATCGGCAGTATACTTATCTAATAATTTTCTTAATTTAAAAATTAATGGTCCAGGGGATAATATAATTTGTGAGTGTTCTGGTAATAAAGTTTTTAATGTACCAAACTTTTGTGCTCCCATAATATTAAATTTAGGGGCTCCTATCTTAGTTCCTGGTAATTCTTGGATAATATATACAACCGATTGACGGCTATTTGTTGGTACTGTGTTTAATGTTGTTAATCCCATATAACTTTCCTATTGACATCTATTATAAGGTTATGTTATCTCTGTCAATAGAAAGAAGAAATATTATGAACTATAAATTTAAAACAAAGCCTTATGAGCATCAATTATCTGCGTTAAAAAAATCGTGGAATAAAGAAAACTTTGCGTACTTCATGGAGATGGGTACGGGTAAATCTAAAGTGTTAATAGATAATGTATCTATGCTTTATGACAAAGGTAAAATTAATGGACTACTTTTAATTGCACCTAAAGGTGTTTATAAAAACTGGTTCGACTCAGAAATACCTACACATATGGTGGACCATATAGATAAAAAAATGGTCTTGTGGCAAGCTAATATTACTAAGTCTCAGCAGCAAAAGTTAGATACTTTATTTGAACCAGGTGAAGATCTACATATTTTAATTATGAATGTTGATGCTTTCAGTACAGAAAAAGGTGTGGAGTTTGCAGCTAAATTTTTAAGATGTCATAGAACAATGATGGCCATTGATGAGTCTACAACTATAAAAAATCCTGACGCTAAAAGATCTAAAAATATTTGTTCACTAGGCAGACATGCAAAGTATAGAAGAATCTTAACAGGATCTCCTATTACAAAGTCTCCATTAGATTTATATAAACAATGTGAATTTTTAGACGAAGGGTTATTAGACTTTACTTCTTATCTTGCATTTAGAACAAGGTACGCAATCATGAGCACCATGAGACTGCCTACACACAATGCACAGATAGTGGT